AACTCAGCATTTGGAGTAGTTTTTTCTGTAGACATATGTCTCTCCTGTTGAGTGGTTTTACCCACGGCTTGTGGCGCATCAATTTCTTCAGTATTTACTGCTTCCATATAACGAGCCTGTTTTTCTTCTTTCGAAAATTCTGCTTTCCATTCATCATATTCTGACTGAGAATCGAATGATTTTGCAATCGAGAACATTGCGGCCTGGTTGCAAGGTACACTTACAACTGAAACCTCAAATAGTTCAGCATCCTTTATCATATATCCGTCGGTTTCCTTTATATAATCAGCGTCCTTGACTCGGAAACCCACGGAAAATGCTCCAAGTACGCCATCTTTGATTAATTCTTTTACATCGCCCGCAGACTTAGAGATTCTAGCTCCAAGCTCAAGGCCATTTTCGTTAACTTCTAGTGAAGTTGCACGACCAATTGGTTTGTTATAGTCATGGTTAAAGAGAATAATTGGATTACCTTTAAAGTTTTCCAATCCACCATTCTTAGTCCATGCTTCGTGATCAATTACATCACCAGCTCTATCCGATGCGTTAGTGCTAGCATAACCTTTTATGTTTACGCTACCATCGTCATCTTCGCCCAGTGTTTTAAAAGTAGATGACCAATGAAAGATTTTATCTGACATATTACTTACCTTTTACTTCAGCTTTTTTAGGAGCTGGCTTTGCTTTTGGTTTTGGGGCAGCTTTAGGAGCTTCCATAACAGTATTATCTACTCTCATTTTATGCTCAATCATCTGTGTCATTCTTGCCCAAGAGCCAAATGCTCTTTTTGCAACTGCAAAACGCATTGGAGCGTCTGCTGCTGCTTTGTATTCGTCTATTGTATATACTTTGCCCTTAGACATAAAGTAATCCATTAGAGTTTTAAGAATCGCTGGTTTGTTCATTATTTTCCTCTGTTTCTTCAGGTGGTCTGCCACCTTCGCTTGGGTCAGCTGCGCTGCCCGCTATGTTTGCTGGGATTCTCAAATCGTCATGTCCATCAATTGATTCCATGTTCATTGCTTCCCTGACTTCGTTAGGTGTCATTATACCTGTATTAACTAGTGTTGCATAGTAGGCTGCTTGGTCTCTTAATTCTGGTTGTAAAGCTGGAACGCCATGTACGTCCTCAGTAATTTTAAATCCAAAGTATCTTTCTAATGCATGATTTAGTTTTCTAACTATAGGTAGTACGGTTTCTAGATAGTACAGTCTGTGGTTAGGTCTAATGTTTGCATTATTACCACCGTCCATAAGAATCGGAGGTACGCCCATAGCTTGCAATATTACTTTTTCATTAGCAGCTATTGATGGTTGGAAGTCTAGTTCTTTAAAGTTTACTTTAGTTAAACTATCTACTTCTAATCCGCCATCTAGTATAAGTGGTCTTCTGCCACCATTTTTTGGATTGTATCTTTGTGCCCATGCTGTTAACATTCTTTCTTTAATTCTGTCCGAAAGTGTGTTAGGACTCTTTAGTACTAATCCTGGAACTGCTCCATTCTTGAAGAAGTTATCCTGAAATTTTCTCATGCTATCTAACAGATACATTGTTCTGTAAGCTGATTTAAGTCTAGGTACACCCCTATAGATTGAATGAAATGAGTTTTCTTTAATATGTATAATTTCTTTCGGGGTGTAGTCTATATGACCATCAAATACATACTTGTTCACATAGGTCTGAGTGTCAGCTTCTATGGTAACTTTGTTAGCAGGTAAATGATAAAGATGGGCACCATCAAAATAAATGAAGATGTTACCATCTATCAGTAAGTCAATAATTAGATTTCTCTTAAAACTATTGATATCCTGAAAAGGGTTTGGCTCTTTGTTTAGTAGTAAGTCTACTTTTGTTCTACGAATATTTTGTACTATTGGAGTAATACCTAGTATCTTTTCTCCAATGTCAAAAGGAATATCAGCACTATCGTCAACAATCATGTTAACTGCTCTATTCACTACCTCTAGTTCTTCGTAAGCTGAGCGATAATTATCTTTCTTCTCACGAGTATCTATCGACATTCCTTCATCGTAGGCAATGAAATTTTGAGCAGAATTTAACTTCTCCTCTCTATCTATCCCTAAGAATCTATCATACCATGCCATATTTGTCTCTCTGTATCTCCACCCATCGTTTTTGTTTTGTTGCTGTTGACAGCTTTGGCCTTTTGCCATATATACTATGTAATCGTAAGTGATGAGTTTTACATAGTGTAGCTGCTTCGTCGTATACTTCGATTAAGTGTTCTTCAATGAACTGTTCTCGAAGATTCATAATTTGGTCGGCTGAGGTAATAGTTAATTTATTTACCTTCATCCAAGTATATAGTAACTCGGTCATTCCATAGAAGTGGTGAAACTCTAAGTTTTCTGTATCGCCACAAATATAGCACTGGGTCTCTTTTTGATAACCTGATTTTGCTTTGTCGCGTACGTACTTGACTAAATCTCTTTTTAAATCCATAAATTCCTATTACTGAAAATTATACCAAAATTTCACCTTTTTGTCAAGAATAATTTTTTGGTAGGTCATAAGTTAAAAGCTTCCACTAGATGTCTCAAAGGTATACAGCGCATATCTAAGCGCATCAGCCATGTGACTTGCCATATTATGTTTTGGCTTTTCTCTCATTAAGTTAGGGTTGGGGTCCCATTGATATTGGTCTACACATGATAATGCTTGCGAGCATCTTTGATCGATATGTAGTATGTCATTATCTATTATACCAGCTACTTGACCGATACCATCTAGTACCGATTTCTTAGCGTTAATAGTAGATATGTCGTAGTTTTGAGCGAAGTCAAAACGTGTTTGTTGTGCGGCAGAATCTATGTATATATAGTCTATATTATACTTTCTTATCATTTTATTGATTTCTATAGCATGCTGCTCAGTAGTTCTTTCAGCGTCCATATACTCATCTATAAGATAGTATTTTTGCATGTCCCAATCATATGCTATCACACATAATGCTGTTGGGTCTTTGTAACCTACGTCCAGTCCTGCGAAGACGTCCATGTTACTAGTATCAAGTTGTTCGAAGTCTCCCACCTGAGTTTCGAAATTGAAGTTCCAAACCTGTCCTTCATAAGTATTGAAATCAGCTAAGTACTCCTGTGAAAATTCTGCAGCAGACATAGCTTTCTTAGCCTCTACGATGTCTTGTTCGCTGATTCTAGGATTCTCATGATAGGTAGCTCGTATAGAACACCAATCTTGGAATTCATCACTAAACCCTCTGTGGTAGAAGTCCGCAAACCAGTTGTTTCGCCCCCTTGGAGTTGAAATGAATACTGCCTTGCTGTTCTCTTTATCCAATGTTGGTCTGAGTGCCACATTGAAAGCATCTTTACCATCTGCTAGTGCAGCTTCGTCAAAAATGATTAAGTCATAACTTCTACCTACTGTAGAGTCCACCTGATTTACAGAACCCATACGTATAGTAGAACCATTAGATAGTTCTATAACTTTATCTTTCGCATTATCTTTTGTTACTTCTAAGTCAAAGTGTTTAATCAATTGTCTTTGTAAATCAAAAGATATTTGTGAAAGAGAGTAGTTCGGTGACATAATTAATATGTTGGAGCCTGGCACGAGTGATACAAGTTGTCCTATGACATTTGCTATATACGTTTTTCCCTGTCGCCTTGATAAGGCGGCACACACGAATCTATATTTCGGGTTGTTAATGGCATTGATTAATGCCTTCTGCGAGCTATTAGGTTCAATACCTAATAGGTTCATGTACTCTGATATAGGAAGTTTAATGAATCTTTCTGACTGATTAAACTGCATTAATTCAGAGCTAATAATATCTGTTCTACTTATGTCTAGCATATTTAATGAATTGTTGTATGTTTTTTAATTACGTCTGTAAGCGTTTCAATATCACGCCTCTCTAATATATTCTGCTGGTCACATAAATTTAATAGATACAGATATCCCATGCATAAGCTTTGTACTGTTTCATCAGCATGAGTTACAACACCGCGTTCTTCAGCCTTTTTGTTTAATACATCAAGGGTGACTGCTGCGGTTTCTGCAACGTCTTTTAGCCAATTATCTAGCACTAGCTATACTTAACTGGTGTACCTAATACTGTCGCAGCTGCGGCAAATATTTGGTCAGTTGGGTCTTTCATGATGATTGTTATTTCACCATCTGCTAATGTCATTGTACCTAGTGTTGTATCTGCTGCGTTTGCTACTGTTACGAGTTGGTTAGCATTACTATTATTAAATAGTCTTACTTGTGTTGAATCCGCAAAAGTAGAAGCTGCTCCCACAGTAGTACCACATGCAGCTTCAGCTGCGTATAATCTCATGGACATTTATTTCTCCTTTGTTTTCTTTGCTTTCTGTTTAGCTCTTAACATTGCATCTTTAATATCGACTTTACCATCAAGGTTTTTGTCTCTACCATTTACCATGTTCCAAACTTTTAAAGCTGTTTCTTTAATTTTGTTTACCATTTTACTTTATTTGCCCAATAAGCCGCAGACATTTTGCCTCTAGCTATATTCTTGGCGTGACGAGCTTTGAATGAAGCTCTACGTTTCTTTTGTGCCGCTGATTTTGGAGATTTTCCTGCTCC